GTCCGAGGGCTGCTCCTCAGGTCCCGGCTGTCGGATGTTGTGTCTCGCTCCCCCCAGGCCCTGGCTCAACTAAGCGCGTCCTGACCCTGCGGCGTCAGGCGCCAGATGGTGAAGTCGCTCCCGGCGGCTGCGGCTTGGATCAAGCCGAGCGCGACGAGACCCGGCGCCACGGTATTCTCATTGGGCACGCCGATCGTCCCCTCGTCGGCGCAGCGTTGCAGGAAGGCGCGCTGGGGTCCGGTCAGGGTGACGCTGGGTGTGGGCGCGGGCGCAGGCGGCGCCGGAGCGGGGGGCGGCGCGCCGTTGAGCGCCTCGTAGATCAGGGTCGCGATCTCGCGCGCGGTCAGACCCGGTTGGAGATCGGCGACAACCTGCTCGATGGTGTCGATCTGGTCCGTCGGATCGCTCATCGCCACTCCCTCAGGGCCTCCATCTCGTCGACGAAGCGCCGCAAGCCCTCTTGCGCGGCGACATTATCCGACTTCGCCTCGATCTGATAGACCCGCTCGCAGTCGTCAGGCGCAATACCCGTCACGCGCACCTCGAATAGGGGAACAGCGCTGAACCGGATCATATCCACCGTGGCCTGGGCCAATACCGGCTTAGTCGTCTCGCTCATTGCGAATCTCTGACTTCCCGAGCGCGCTTCATTAAGGCTTCGTGAACCGGATGCGCGCATTCATCACACAAGTCATATACATGATCGTAGATACGCAATGAAAATGCATGTGGAATTGGATTTGGAAGAGTGGCTACACCAACGAAAGGTCCCCAATGCTGGATTGGTTCGATGGATTTGTCACATATACCGCAATTATATTCCACCGTATATTTAATCGTCATTGGGCTCTGATCGCCTCCGCGTCATACTCTTCCTCCAGATACTCGATGATGTCGCGCGCGGCGGCATGCGCCGCCTCCATGGTGCTGAAGTTTCCCACATGGATGCTCAGGTCGTAGGACATGCGCACCGCGCTCCATTCGCAGAACACCGCGACGGGCGGCACGCCGACATCCTCCTCGTTCGGATGGGTGCGGACGAACCGGCTCATGCCGGGTAGAGCGGCGCGGGCGGCCGTCCAGTGAGCAGCTTGGAGTCCTCGATCTCCTGCAAGCGCTCCGGCGCGCGGGTCAGGAGCCCGATGTCGCGCAAATGGCGCAGCGCCATGGAGCATGTGTCCACGAGGTCGTCGTGCTTGCCTCTCGGGAACTGTCCGACCTGGGTTATCACCGTTTCCGACCAAGCACGCTCCGGGGCGTAGATGATACCTTCGGCCCATAGGTGCTGTACAGAATACAATCTGGCCACCTTGTCCTGGGCGCCAGGGTTGACCAGTTGAACGGCGAACTCTTCCGCTCCGTAGATGCGGCGGATCTCCTGGGCGACCGAGTGTCCCGCCGCCTTGTCCTCGACGATCAGCCGGTCGACCTTGCATCGCTTGCAAGTCGCAGCGACCTTCTCGACCAGTTCATGCAGTTCCAGGCGCTCCTGCCAGGCGCTCATGAGCACGAGTTGCGGCGCGCCTTCCTGATAGGTCCGGTCGTTCGTCGGCCTGCCATCGGGTCCCAGCACGCGGGTGATCTCCGCCTTGGGATCGCCATAGAAGACGCCCCATACGGTCAGCGCGCTGAAGTCGTTCTCCTGCTTGGTGGTATAGGCCGTATCGAGTGACGCCAGCACGAAATCCATGGGCGGGAACGAATCCTTCTCCCATAGCTGCCACCAGTCGCGCTTGATGATGCCGCCGCCTGCCGGTTCTGGCCTCTGTTGGAGTTGCCCGGCTGTCGCGAACGGCCCTAGCTGCCGCTCCAACAGCTTGACTTCATCCTCGCCGAACCGGCTAGGCCATAGCAGTTCGCCAGGCGTGGTGCGCGGATCGCTCCAGCCGATGGGCGTCATGAACGACCGCTCGGGCTCGTAGCGCATGGGGAGGCAGAGATGGGTCCAGTCCCCGACATCCTTGGAGAGGATGTGGCCGGTCAGATCGTCCTCGGCCAACCGCTGCTGGATGATGATGTATGCGCCGGTCTTGGGGTCGTTGAGGCGCGTGCTCATGGTTCCGTCCCACCACTCTATGGTGGCGTGGATGGTCGCCTCGCTGAACGCCTCGTTTGCCGCGTTGGGATCGTCGACGACGATCACCGATCCGCCTTCACCCGTCACGGCGCCGCCGATCGAGGTGATTAGCCGTTCGCCTCCCTTGTCGTTGCCAAAGCGACTCTTGGTGTTCTGGTCAGTGTTCAGCTTGAACCGCTCGCCCCATAGCGACTGATACCAAGGGCTCTCGATCAACCGCCGACATTTCACCGAGTCGCGCAGGCTTAGTTGCTGGGCGTAAGATGCGTGTAGAAAGGCGACGCCTGGGCCGCTGGTAGGTCCGCTATAGGGTTGCGCCCAAGTCCAGGCGGGTAGGGCGACAGAGCAGATGGACGAATTATGTGTCGGAATCAGGTTTTTACCGACTAGATATAATCCATCTGGCGCGTCGACTTGAATGCAATGACCAACCTTGCCACGCGGATCGTGCGTGACACTTTTCAGTCCGCGTCGCCTTGGAGTAACCCAACGCTTAATGCGTTTTCTATGTAGCGCGGTTGGTATCGCCAGGCCATCTGTCGACTGAAACCCCAAGAGCCAGCATGCGCTCTTCCCCTGGATTCCAGATGACGATAGGCGAGGTGGAATCTCACTGATTGTGGCGTGCCATCCAAAAGAGCGCACAAGCTCTGCGGTTCCAGAAATCAGCGCATAGTTGGAGTTTGAAAAATAGCACCGTGAATTTTTATCAACATGTCCGTCGGTGTCTATCAGTCCAGCCAAAAGCTCTAAACGCTGTTCGATAGATGCTTGCAGATATTCTTTCGGTATGTGCTTGTCGTTTAGGACACCCAATTCAGATAACTTTTTGCGAAAACCTGTGTCTCCTCCAAAATTGGTTGTTAAAACGCCCGTATCCTTGTGTTGCCAAACGGCCGTCTTTTTAAATCCCAAAGCGGCGATCTTATCTACAACACAGGTGTCTGAGGGTGCATGCGTAACGCACGGCTTCCCTGTGCTTCCATCCCCAAGCCAAGCTCCCAATACATATGGGTGGAGGGGTAGTTCTCGGTTCGGGAACTGCAAAGCGCGGATCGTTGGGAGTTGATGCGACGCGCGGCCTTGGCATAGAACGTTCTTGATCGCGCCTTTTGTCTTACCCCAGCGCCCCATGCGAGACTCTAGAAAACGCCTAGCTTCAACAGTCTCCCATCGCCTGGCGGGTCGATTGTATAGCGTCCACTCGTGGTTCTCGTGGCAATAGATCACGCTCCCATCGAAAAACTCCACCCTCACATTCGATGGTGTCTTTTCCGAAACAGCTAATACCTTTGTCGGCTTTCCCGATGGGTGAAACACTAAATCCCCGACTCGCAACTCACCATGGGTTTTCCAGCCATCAAGGGTCAGAACGGGCGTATCGTCCGCTACCTGCTTGCCCATGCGCGGAGGAATATTCACGATCAGTCGGCGGATGTCGCCGTCCACGACGGCCTGTAGATGCTCAGCGACCGCCTCGATGGGCCAGCCATCCGCCCATCCGCTGGCGTCTATGTGCCGCCACGCCTTGCGCAGGAAGCTGTAAAGGCTGTCTTCGTAGTCGGCCCGGTCCAGGTCGCGCAGCGCCTTTTGCGGGTCGACGCGCAGACCGTTGCCAAGGTCGATCAGCACGCTAGATCACCCCACGCCGCTTCAGGCTGCGCAGGAAGTCGGCCGTCAGGCTAAGGGCGAAGCAGACGGCAAAGAGCGGCCAGAACGGACGCGCTGAGGTAAGCGCCAGGCTCCAGCTCCAGGTCTCGTAGATCGCCCAATGGCGGAATGCCATGACGGCCAGGGCGGCGAGCGCGCCGATGCGCCCTAGCAGGAGGCCCATATCCTCGATCGCATCGGCGGGGGGCTTAGCAAAGATCATCGGCCCTATCCTCCTGGAACTCGTATTCCGCGTCCTGGATGTCGTCCGCTTCGCCAGTCTCCTGCGGCTTGGAGGTGGCGAGCAACAGGAGCTCTCGGAACTTGTCGCGCTCTTCGGGCGGGATCAGCCGCACATCGAACTGTGACTTGGATTCTATCTGGATCGCCCCACCATCCTTGCCGACGATTTCCGTCTTGGAGCCATAGACACTGCGATGCCAGAAGCCCATGAGCCGCATGCGCGTGTCGATCATGACGCGCCTCGCGGCCGGCTCCAGGTCGGCACGGTCGGCGATCTCCAGGCATTCCCCCGCCAGATAGTGCGTGCCGTTGATCCGCGCCTTGTCGAGCGCCTCGGCGAAGAATGGATTCTTCTGTTCCCATTTGAAGATCGAGACGAACGAAGGCATGTGCGGGTCGCGGCAGATGCTTCGCAGCGACTCGCCTTCCGTCATGCGGGTGACGATCTCATCCATCACTTGCGGCGTGAGCATTGGCTTTCGGCCGCGCGCGCCGACCTTGGGCGGCATGTAGTCAAGATCCATTGGGCGTGGCGGTTTCGCCTTCACTCTCGTCTTGGCTTTCGCGCGCGGCGGCATGGCGTCGAGTATCTTGGCTTCCGGGCGCCGGCTTAGCGGCGGGATGCTTTATGTATAGTGCATGGCGCGACTTGAGGGAAGGCGAGAGGCCCTAGGCGGGGACAAGGCGCCTAGGGCCAGCCTGGCGCCTTCTAGGGAAGGGCTCGCGCGGCGCCGGCTTTAGTGACGATCCCCGACCGCATCACGCTGGCCGGGGATCTCGCGTTGGGTTCGGAGGAGGCCGGAACCGCGCGATAGGCAGAGGTCACTACGCCTTGAGCGTAGCACGCAAAGGCGAGCTCGCAAAGGGCGATCACGAAAGCGCGATGAGCGTAAACGTTCTGGTTGACAGCCATTTACGGTCTGATATTTTGGAATCGTTGAACGCAACCCGCTTGGAGCGCCGCAAATGAACGAGCCGCACAATTACTACAACCGCAAGAATTTCCCGCGCCTTATCACGAACCACGGCAACTGGGATATCTGCGCCAATGCAGATGGTTACTGCGCGGCGATCCCGACTGATGCCGCCTTAGCGATTGGCTGTAAGGCTACTCATTTCGGCGATGCGCGATATGTGCGCGCCACCCTTGGTGTGGAGGTCTAGCACCATGCTCGCCTCTTGCCTAACCCCTGCCGCCTTGAGCCGCGAGGCCGAGCGGCTGCGCCACATGGCGCGACGCGCTCGACGCTGCATGGATATCACGCCGATCGGCTGGAACCATGAGCACTATGCGGATCGTCTGGAACAACTAGCGCTGGCCATGATGGCGCGGCGCAATGGGATGGAGCATTAAATATGTCGCGTATTCCGATCAATGCGCTTCTCGCGCCTTGCGGCATCTATCAGCCCGACGCGGTGGAAGCTCGCGGCTATGCACCGTCGCATAATGCGCGCTTCGTTGTGGTGCGCACGTCCAAGGATGCGCCGTGGCGCCTGATCCACGCCAAGAGCGGCGCGGGTATCGACAGCATTCTGCCGGCGACCATGACGCGAATCACACTCGCCGAGAAGTTGGCCGTCGCGTCCGCGTGGCAAGCGGCGACGCATCTTGATTGGAGCGCCTTTGATGCGCTTCCCCAAGTCACCTATGACACCAAGGAACTACCCGCGCTGCACAACCCTTCGCGCGCCACGCTGGATGAAATGCGGACGCTTGCCGCCAACGCGATCGTAGCGGCGCGAGCTTACTAGGAGATTCATCATGCGCACATGGATTAAAGACGGAGCCGGCTGGCGCTGTGAAATGCCGGGCGATGTGACGCTATTCGCCGTGCCGATTCACACAAAGGGGCTGTTCGGCGACAAGCCCGCTCGCGGTACGAAATGGCGCGCGGGCGCCACTCATTGGGACGCCGCGACCTCAACAGCATCGCGCTACGGCCGCGACGTGTACCGCGAAGAGTGCGCTGACCACAAGGCCGCCAAGGCGCTCGCGACTCGCGTGTGGGAAGAGGTCCAATGATGCGAATCGACTGGAACACCATCACCCAAAAGCAAGCCGCTCGCCTCATTGGGGCGGCCGACCAGGCCGAGAAGCGCGCCGCTCAACGCTGGAACGCCAGCGGCGATCCGGCCGACGAGGCGGCATGGCTCGATGCCTTTACGGTATGGGAAGATCTAAGGGTTTTCGCCATTTGCGGAGAGAAACCCGCTTAGCTCTTTCCAATTCGCCACCCAATAGGCGTCATTCTAGTCGGATTAGGCTCAAACCATCGCGGTTTGGGCCCTTTTCGTGCTCGCTATGCG